GGTGCAGGTGGCGCAGCGCAAGCAGGCACAGGCAACACGCCGTCAGTTAGTCCATCACAAGGAAGTAATGGTGGAACCGGAAGTGCGTCTGCTCGCAGAATTATAGTGGGGCGGGGGGCGGTGGCGCATCTGCCGTTATGGCTGGAACATCAACTGCTGGCGGCAACGGCGGTGCTGGAACGGCATCAGCCATTTCTGGTGGTAGTGTTACCTATGCAGGCGGTGGCGGCGGTGGAACATACGTCGGCGGCATAGCCGGTTCTGGCGGTTCTGGTGGCGGCGGCGCAGGATCCGATTCCTCTACTGCTGCAACAGCAGGCACCGCTAATACAGGCGGCGGTGGTGGTGGCGGTTCGCAACATACTCCGGCTTCAGCAGCGCATCTGGCGCAGGCGGCTCCGGTATCGTCATCCTGAAATACAACATCGGCTCTGCCACGATCTTCACCTTCAAGTCCTCGCAGAAGTGGACTGCACCTGCGGGTGCGGTGAGCGTGGATTACCTCGTTGTAGCGGGGGTGGCGGCGGTGGCGGAGCAAATACCACCGCAGGCGGCAGAGGCGCTGGTGGCGCAGGCGGTATGCGTACCGGTACGGCGTTGGCCGTAACCGCGGGAAGACGAATACACGATTACCGTTGGAGCAGGTGGTGCAGGTGGCAGCAGCGCGGGCTTTGGTGACCCCGGTGCAAAAGGCTCCGGATTCCGTATTCAGCACTATTACCAGCACAGGCGGCGGTTTAGGTGCGGCTGGCGGCGGTGTTGGTGGCGGTTCCGGCGGCTCTGGCGGTGGCGGTTCAAATAGTGGCGCGGGTGGAACTGGCAATACGCCTTCCACATCGCCTTCTCAAGGATCAAACGGAGGCTCAGGCGCAACCGAAGGCGGTGGCGGCGGCGGCAGTGCAAGCGCGACTGGCTCCAATGCTTCTGGAAATTCCGGGGGCAATGGCGGCAACGGTACAGCATCATCCATTTCTGGCAGCAGCGTAACGTATGCTGGCGGCGGCGGTGGAGGAGGCTACAACGGAACACACAGCCGGAACTGGCGGTACAGGCGGCGGCGGTAACGGGAAAGGCAATAACACCAATGCTGATGCAGGCACAGCTAACACAGGCGGTGGAGGCGGCGGTACAGGCGGTTTAGCGGCTGGCGGCGGCGCTGCAACAGGTGGCTCCGGCGGCTCCGGCATCGTAATTCTCAAGGTCAACTTCACATGAAGACATATCAACTGATGGGCATTGATACGGCGATGCACTTGCTGCGTCCCGGTGCGAAGTGAGATCAGCAACCGCGAGATCACCCGCTGGGAAGACCCGCGACCAAAACCGTCGTGGGACGAGATCATGTTCACGATTGAGAAGATCAAAGAACTTGAGGACGCGGTGCCGACGATTCTGTTGCCCGAGCAGGCAAGGCCGCGTTTGAGGACTTGCGTCAGCCAGATTGAAAGGCGGTCGCGTGAACCTCGTATTCCATATTCCCGACAGCGGTTGCCAAAAGTTTGAACTCGGTCGTGAGTACACCGCCGAGGAAAACGCCTTTGTGGACTCGCAAGAGACGCACAAGAACCAAGGCAACACGACGAGCAACGACCGCTATGTGTTGCGCCACGACACGATGGCAAGCCTCAAGGCGTTCGTGGAAGCCAGCGTGGGCGAGTACCTGCGCTCCATCTACGCGCCGAAGAACAGAAGTGGGCTTACGCATCACGCAGTCGTGGCTGAATTACTGCAAGCCCGGCGAGTGGCACCACAAACACGCACACCCGAACTCGTTTATCTCGGGCGTCCTTTACATGAAGGCCGCACGGGAGCGCGACAAGATTTACTTCTACCGCGACGGCTACCAGCAGATCAAACTGCCGACGAACAACTGGAACCTGCACAACTCAGAGTCATGGTGGTTTGAGGTCGGTGCGGGCGACCTGATGATTTTCCCCTCGCACTTGACGCACATGGTGGAATCCGTGCAGCAGGAGCGGGTCTCGCTGTCGTTTAACACTTTCCCGGTAGGTATACGTCGGTGAGGAAGAAAGTCCCTCACCGCTTTGCATTTGAAGGAGTAACCAAAGTGGCTCACTACGCAGAATTGATGAAAACAATGTTGTTCAGCGTGTAATCGTTGTCGCCAACAAGGACACCGGCTGACGTTGACGGCAACGAGATGCGAAGGCCATCGGCGTAGCGTTCTGCCAGAAGCTGCTCGGCGGCAACTGGAAGCAGACGAGCTACAACGGCAACATCCGCAAGCACTACGCCGGGATCGGCTACACCTACGACGCGGGCCGCGATGCGTTCTATCCCGCCGCAGCCGTTTCCGTCGTGGTCGCTTGATGCCGACTGCAACTGGCAGGCTCCGGTAGCGATGCCGAGCGACGGGAAGATGTATTCTTGGGATGAGGCCGCGCAGGCGTGGGTCGCTAAGGAGGCCGCATGAACTGGAAGATCACGAACCTACAGGTTTACCCGCAGGCAGACGGCCACAGCGATGTGGTGGTTCGCGTGGACTACCAAGTCGGCGTCCTCAAGGATGTCGTGGAACTCGCCCCGCCGAGTGGCAGCTTCATCCCCTTTGCTGACCTGACCGAAGACAAGGTTTTGGGCTGGGTCTGGGCGGCAGTAGACAAGGCTGCGGTGGAGGAGCGCGCTACCCGAGAGGCGCAAGAATTGGCGCGCAAGCTGGCCGTCCTCGAGAAGGATGGCAAGGAGCCGAGCGCGGTTCCGATGGGTACTCCTTGGACTGGTGGCTGAAATGGCTGATTCACGCGCGAGCGAGGTTCTCGAGGGTTACGATCGGCTGAAAGGCAGCCGTGGTACTTGGGAGCAGCATTGGCAGGAAGTTGCCGAGCGCGTGTGGCCGTCAATGGCTGAGATGACCGGCTGGCGTACTCCCGGCGAGAAGCGATCAGAGAAGATCTTTGACTCGACTGCACAGCGCGCCCTGCCTCGGTTTGCGGCGGCGATGGACTCGATGCTGACTCCGGCGACTCAGGTCTGGCACGGATTGCATACCGGCATCCCTGAACTTGATGAAAACGTCGCCGTGCAGCGATGGTGCGATTCTCTGCGCGACATCCTGTTCCGTCAGCGATATGCGCCGACCGCTAACTTTGCGAGTCAGGCATTCGAGTGCTACATGAGCCTCGGCGCGTTCGGCACCTCTGCGCTGTTCATTGACGAGATCCCCGGCGTGACGCTGCGTTACCGCGCGATCGCGCTCTCTGAGATTGTGGTTGACCTCGACCATACGGGTCGGGTTGATACGGTTTATCGATGTTTCCAGCTCACGGCACGGCAGGCGATGCAGGTGCCGGGTTGGAAAGACAAACTCCTCGCGGCATCAAGTCGGCAGCGAGTCCCGCGCCAATGACATGTTTGAGTTTGTGCATTGCGTGAAGCCAAACATGGACTACAGGTCTGGCCGAGCTGGGCCGGAGGGCATGGCCTACCAGTCGCGGTATGTCGCGCGCGAGGGCAACGTGTTACTCGCTGACGGCGGCTACCGGACAATGCCGTATGCGGTCGGGTCAGATATGTGACCGGAGCCTCGAGAGGTTTATGGGCGGTCTCCAGCGATGGAGGCTTTAGCGGATATTAAGTCTCTGCAAGAGATGGAAAAAGACCATGCTCCGTATGGCGCACCGCATGGTCGACCCGCCGCTCATCCTCACGGAGGAGGGGGCGTTAAACGCCTTCTCCGTGCGCTCCTAATGCATTGAACTACGGCTACCTCCGCGAGGACGGTACTCCGTTGGTGCGAAAGCCGTTACAGGCTGGCGGGAACCTGCCGATCGGCATCGAGATGTCGGATCAGAAGCCCGCAAGGCGGTGAACGACTCGTTCCTTGTGACGCTGTTCCAGATACTTGTCGAGAACCCCGCGGGTGATGACCGCGACCGAAGTATTGCAGCGCGCACGGGAGAAGGGCGCTCTGCTTGGGCCGACGATGGGCCGCCAGCAGTCCGAGTTTCTCGGCCCGATCATCGAGCGCGAGCTTGATCTACCGTCGCGGTCTGGCACTTTGCCGCCGCGCCGCCTCCGCAGCTCATGGACTACGTCATGGGTGGTGGTGAGGTGCTGCCGAAGTGTACCGGCCCCGCTCGCGAGACTGATGCGCGCTGAAGAAGCGGCGGCATCCTGAGAACGATTGAGGCGATCCTGCCTGTAGCGCAGGCGTCTGGCGATATGGCCGTACTGCGCCGCATCAATGCGGATCAGGCTGTAAAAGTGATTGCCGAAGCCAACAATGTCCCGGCGAAGGCGCTGCGTACCGACGAGGAGCTCGGAGGCGATGGACGCCGCGCAGCAGCAGGCCGCGCAGATGCAACAGCTCCTTGCGGCGGCTCCGATCGCTGGACAGGCAGCAGAGATTCGCGAGGGCAGAGCAGATTGCCGCCTCCGCACCCAGACGCGAAGTTCTAGGAATCTAGAGTCGTGGCAAGCGATGAAGTTCTAGCAGTCCGGTTGGATCTGCTGCAAGAGGATGTAGGCGAAATCAAGACTGCTCTCGGCAAACTCTCCGACGCGATTACCAAACTTGCGCTGGTTGAGCAGAGCCAGTTGCAGACCGCTGACGCACTTGAGCGCGCATTCAAAGCGATTGAGCGAGTTGAATACCGGCTCGAGAAACTTGAAGAAGCCAGCACCAAGAACAGCGAATCATCGAAGTGGGTTGACCGGGCTGCCGGTGCTGTATTGACCGCAATCGTTGCCGCGGCCCTGAAGGCGATCGGGGTGTTCTGATGGACATGTTCGAGATGTTTACTCGAGCGTGGCCGATGATCCTTGCGCTGATTACTCTCATCATCGTGCTATCAAAACTCGATCTGCGAGTGGCGGTGCTGAGGAAAGGTTAAGGCGCTGTTCGACCTGATCAACAAGAAGTCTGACAAATGAACATGCAAAAGATCGTTGATATGCTGTTCCCGGTATTGCTGGCCGCAGTCGGCTGGCTACTGAGCGAGATCGCATCATTCCAGAATCGACTGATTGAGATTGAAAGCAAGATGCCAATCTTGATTACGGACGACGGAACACCTACGGATAGCCCGATCAGCGCAGCCCGTAGACAACAACTAAAGACGATCTGATGGACGACATCCATGATCTTCAGGTGCGCGTGAAACTGATGGAGGAAAGGCAGAAATGATGACGATGATTTCGACCTTCCTGTCATTCCTTGCCGGCGGTCTGCCAAAGATCCTCCAGATCTTCCAAGACCGGCAGGACGAAAGCATGAGCTTGCGCTGGTGGCCGCGCAGAAGGAGCGCGAACTCGCGCTTGCTGAAAAGGGCTTTATCGCGCAGGCCAGAGTCGAGAGATCAAGCTCGAGCGATCCAGACTCAAACCGCGGGTGAGGAGCGGCAGGCGCTCTACGCTCACGACATCGAGATCGGCAAAGGCGCAAGCCAATGGATGATCAATCTGCGCTCGTCTGTGCGCCCGGTCGTCACCTACATCTTTGTCCTTGAGCTGGTCGCGTTAAACGTGGCTGGAGTCTGGTATGCCTCACGACGGGCATCCCTTTTGCTGTGGCGATGGATAACGTATTCTCAGATGACGAGATGCTGATCCTGTCCTCGATCATTGCCTTTTGGTTTGGTAGTCAAGCATTCGCTAAAAATGAGGGTATCCGACGCCGCCAAGGCGATGATCAAACATCACGAGGGTGTACGGATGCGCCCGTATCGGTGTCCGGCCCTGCTATGGACGGTCGGGGTCGGCCACGTTATAGACCCAAAGCACCAAGCATTCCATTCAATGATCGCCGCAATTTACCGATACCCGATGGCTGGGATCGAATCCTCTCGGTGGGAGAGGTGGACGCTATCCTGTCTCAAGACCTTGCGCGGTTTGAGCGCGGCGTGGCCCGACTTTGCCCTGCTGCTCTTGGTGATCAAGGCATCTTCGATGCTCTGGTTTCCTTCAGTTTCAACGTGGGCCTCGGCAACCTGCAACGCTCTGGGTTGCGGATGAAAACCAATCGTGGCGAGTTTGAGGATGCGGCGCAGGAGTTCCTGAAATGGACAAAGGCCGGAGGAAAGGTTCTGCCGGGACTCGTAAAAAGAAGGCGCGACGAGATGGCGATGTTCCTGTCGTCCAGATCTACGAGGGCGCGTGGTACCGAATAAAGGGGTACACGCATACCGAATGCTGCGACTGTGCGCTGGTTCACCGCGAGGAGATTCGACTTGTCGATGGGCATCTCGAGTGGCGGGCCATGAGAGACAGACAAGTTGACAAACAAACGCCGAAAGGAACTCGGCATCACTATCAAGAGGGTTTGAAATGAGTGTGCCGAGTTGCTCCGATGAGGAGTTCATACAGCTTTGGAGCCGACTAAAAGCGGGGCTAAGGTTGCAGATCAGCTTGGAGTGTCGGTGCGATCCGCGCTTGCAAGGCGTCGACGTCTTGAGTTTGCTTATGGGATCGCACTTAACTCGGCCGTGTTCGATGAATCGAAGTCTCCATCAGATAAACGTGCCGCGCGACTTAACTACCACAAGGACATGCACAAGACGCTGACCGATGGCGTCGTTCTGGTGGCGAGCGATTGCCACTACTGGCCGCTGGTGGTGACGGCTGCTCATCAGGCGTTCTGTACGCTCGCGAAAAAACTCCAGCCGAAGATGATTGTGCTGAACGGCGACATCCTCGACGGCGCTCGCATCACCGTCACGCGCGGATCATGTGGGAGAAACAGCCAGAGCTGAAGGATGAGATCGGCGCGGTGCAGGACAGATGCGCCGAAATCGAGCGGGGCGGGGAACGGCGCGACGCTGGTTCGCACGATCGGCAACCACGACGCCCGGTTTGAGAACTACCTATCGGCCGTGCCGGTGAGTTTGAGGAAATGACCGGCATGACCTTGCTTGATTATCTCCCGCGATGGGAGGCGGGCTGGGTCGCCTGCATCTCAATGCGAACACGACAGGCGTGGACGACGATCCGGCACAGGCCGGTGTCTGGCGGCGTTCACTCAGCCTACAACTCGACGCTGACGGTCTGGCGTTCACTCACGTCCACGGACACCTGCATAAGCTGCAAGTGACGCCGTGGGCCGACTACCGTGGGCGTAGATACGGCGTAGATACAGGAACGATGGCCGAGCCCATACGGGCCGCAGTTTAACTACACCGAATCCGGCCCGGTGAACTGGGCGTCTGGGTTTGCGGTGCTGACGTTCAACAACGGCAGATTGCTCGAGCCCGAGGTTTGCGTAGTGCAAAACGGTGAAGCATGGTTCACGCGGCCAGAAAGTGTGATCTGGCAAGCGCCCGAGAATGCCGCACCTGCGTGTGGTGTTGCCCGTGGAATGGTCAGGGCTACGGCTGCGCGCGCTGACACGGTCAATGGCTTGCTCGGCGGCGTGGTGCGCTGTGGCGGCAAATATCACAAGGAATGGCAGCCGTGGGTCATGCCAAACATTGAGGAGACTCCATGAGTATCAGCGCGATGATGCGGGCTCGGGTGCGTCCAGGTCATGCACCGGACGCGAGCTTACAAGCGAATGCGTTCCTTGACCCGAAGAACAATGGCCTGTCTGAGGACGGGCAGATCGTACTCGCGCACCTCAAGCGGTTCGCAAAACTTAACAAACCACCTATATCACCGGGTGCCACAGGTGATCTATTTCAGATCGGTCGCATGGTCGGCCGGCAGGAAACGGTGCAGATGATTGTCGAGGCGCTGCACTTGGACGAACGAACCTTGACTAATTTGCAAGAGGACTACAGAGATGAGTGACGATCAAGGGGTCTGCACCAGCAGGCAACCCGACTGCCCCGGCAGCGGCTCCAGCATGGTACGCGCCGGAAGGGCTCGATCAGAACACCGACAAGCCAGCTTGGCGAACTGGTTAAGGCGAAGGGATGGAAGGGGCCGGCCGATGCGCTCCTGTCCTACCAGAACCTCGAGAAGGTCTTTGGCGCTGACAAGGCTGGCAGGACGATTCTTGCGCCGAAGTCAGACGACGACGCGGACGGCTGGAATGCCGTCTATAACCCTTAGGAAGGCCGGAGAGCGCCGACAAGTACGAACTCCCTGTGCCGGAAGGGGACGACGGTTCGTTCGCCCAAGCAGTCGCTCCGGTGCTGCATGAGCTTGGTCTTACCGCCAAACAGGCCCGCGGGCTTGCCGAGTGGTGGAACGAAACATCAGGCAAGCGGATCGAAATGGAATCGGAAGGGTTCGCCGCTAGGTCTGAGGCTGAGTACAAGGAACTCCAGCGAGAGTGGGGCGCGGCCGCCAGTCAGAACGAGGAACTCGCCAAGCGGGCGGTGTTGAAGTTCAGCAAGGAGGCCGGCATCGACGATCAGGCGTTTGAGGAGCAGGCGGTCGGCACCGCGAGACTGATGAAGCTCTTTCATGCGATCGGCTCGCAGTTTGCGGAAAGCGATTTCATCTCGAGCGACATGCCAGCGGCCGGGGCGATGAGTCCAGCGCAGGCGAAGAACAAGATCGCCGGAATGTTTGCCGACGAGGAGTTCATGGCTCGATACATGAACCAAGACGCGCGGGTGCGTCAGGGTGCGATCGAGGAGATGACTCGATTACATCAGATGGCCAATCCAGAACTGTTGCAGGAATAACTGCATAGCAGTACCATCCGAGTTGAGTGATTCTCCCATTAGACTAGCTGAATTGCCGGGAGGGAAACCTCCCGGTCTTTTAGGAGACAGGGCAAGTCGCGAGACCCCGCTGACAGTCGGAAAGACGGCCGCTCTGGCTTGGGCGTATCAGGCAGGGGATTCTGGCCCCGGTAACGGACAAGCCATCCGAGAACAGTATGTCATTTTGTTTTTTTGGAGGGCTAATCATGGCCGATAATATTGCAAGCGTTTTATGCCGTACGGTACGGCACGAACATCTCGCTGCTGTTGCAGCAGAAGGGCTCCAAGCTGCGCGGTACCGTGCAGACTGGTTCGTACAAGGGCAAGCAGTCGGAAGTTGTGACGCAGTACGGTGCGACGAGCGCCCGTGCGGTCTCGACCCGCTACCACGCCGATCGTTCCGGTCAACACCCCGAACGACCGTCGCTGGGTGTTCCCAGAGGACTACGACTGGGCCGACCTGATCGATAGCTTCGACAAGCTCCGTCTCCTCGCTGACCCGCAGTCTGCCTACTCGCAGAACGGGCTCTACGCGATGGGCCGCGCTGTTGATGATGTGATCATCTCGGCGATGTTCGGCACCGCCAAGACTGGCGAGGCCGGCGGCACCAGCACGACGTTCCCGACCTCGACGCAGCAGGTTGCTGTGAACTACGCTGCCTCTGGCAACGTGGGTCTCACGGTCGACAAGCTCCGCGAGGCGCGCCGCATTCTGATGGAGAACGAGGTCGACCTCGATGCCGAGCCGGTACATTGCGCCATCTCGGCTGAGCAGCACGACGATCTTCTCGGTCAGATTCAGGTGACCAGCGACGACTACAACTACGGGCATGCCTGTGTTGCAGGACGGAAAGGTCTCGCGTTTCCTCGGCATCAACTTCGTTCACACGGAGCGTCTGCCGACCAGCTCGAACCACCGTCGTTGCCCGGTGTGGGTGCCGTCTGGCATGCACCTCGGTATGTGGAACGACATCATGTCCAATGTCACGCAGCGTCGCGATCTCTCCTCGCACCCGTATCAGGTTTACCTGATGGTGCATTCGGTGCTACGCGCACCGAGGAGAAGAAGGTCGTCGACATTCTCTGCGCGGAATAAGGGAGTAAACGAAAATGGCAGTTGTAGCAGTTAAGTCGACCCTTATCACCAACGCAGACGCGACGCCGGTTGTTTTCAACAGCCCACGCGTTGACGGTGGCCCCAGAACGAGTGGCAGTAGCGACGGCGGCGATCACCTCTGGCGATGACATTGCCTCGACCTACCGCATGTTCCGGGTGCCGTCGAATGCGGTGATGACGGATCTGAAGATCTATTCGCCGGATATTGGCACCACGACCATTGCTGACATTGGCCTCTATGCGGCTGATGGCGGCGCTGTGGTTGATGCGGACTTCTTTGCTCGGCCGTGTCCCTCAAGGACGGCGCGCTGAACGGCACGGACGTTCTGCATGAGGCTGCGGTGTTCACGATCGCGAACTCCGGTAAGGAGCTGTGGAGCGCGCTTGCTCTCTCCAGCGACCCCGGCGTGTTCTACGATGTGACGCGCTGACTCTGACGGCGGCGGCTGACGCCACCGGCACGGTTAAGCTCCTCGGTCGATACACGGCGTAATGAATCCGGGGCGGGTTGCAGGATTCTCGGCCCGCCCCTTTCTTGACGGAGAGCCAACATGGCAGATCGTTTTTATGGAATTGACCGCGGCGAGCAGGGCGTTGCCAACGTGACCGAGGGCTCCAGCTCTACGGCTACGACCGACGTCGAAGTGCGCGTCGACCTCGCGGCAAACATGAGCAAGATGGAAGTGTTGCTCGCGCTTGGATACGATCAAGGAAGCGATTACGCAGGACACTTGGCCTCCGGCCTAATAGCCGCGGGAGACGCCCGTGGCAAGTAGTGATGTCGTCATCGCTAACCTCGCGCTCACCAAGATTGGTGACCTGAGGATCACTAGCCTTCTCGGACAATACAAACCTGCCCGAGAGGTTAATGCTGTCTATTCGATGCTGCGCGATAAGTTGCAGCGTACCTATAACTGGCGGTTTTGCGTTAAAAGGGCGGTTCTGGCAGCAGAGGTCGATACCCCAGTTTTCGACTACAGCTACCAATATCCCGTACCGTCCGACTGTCTGCGGATCTTGCAGATTAACGCCTACTATCCAGCGCCGGATCTGTCCGATCTGATTAGCAGCGGTGGGCAAGAATATGTGCTTGAGGGCGGCAAGATTCTGACCCGATCCTCTGGCGCGCTGAACCTGCGTTACCTTGCGCGCACGACAGACCCGACGAAGTTTGATACCTCGTTCGACGAGGCGTTTGCGTCATCGATCGCTTACAACGTGGCCGAGGCGCTGACGCAATCCGATAGCAAAGAAGAACGCCGCGCTGCGTGATTACCGCATGGCGCTCATGGATGCAATTCGTGCCAACGCCATCGAAAACCCACCGGAGTCTATCGCCGACACGACTTGGCTTACTGTGAGGCTCTAATGCCAAACGCTAATCCAGCCGTCGTCAATTTTAATGGTGGCGAAGTTGGGGCCATGATGAGTGGCCGCACCGACTTTGATAAATACGCATCGAGCGCGTATCGCATGCGGCGCTTTATCCCGACCGCGCAGGGGCCAGCAAAACGATGCCCCGGCACCAAGTACGCGCTACAGACTCGCTATCCTGACAAAAGGGTCTGGTTGCAGAAGTTTGAGTTTGCATTCGATCAGGCGTATGTGATCGAGTTCGGTGACCAGTATTGCCGGTTCTACACCGACCGCGGCGTTGTCCTTGAGGACGCGCTTGATGTCTCTAACATCACGCAAGCAAAACCCGGCATTATCACTTACGTTGGAACAGACCCTGCTAACGGCGACTGGATGTACTGTCAAAGACGTACAAGGCATGTCAGAAATCAATGGCCGTTACGTCAAGGTCACGAACATCAATACCGCGGCCAAGACGTTTGAGCTGTACGACATCGACGACAGCGCGATCGACACGACAAACTATAGTGCGTATCTCGGCAACGGCGACATCCAGCGCGTATATACAATCGCTTCACCTTACGCGGTTGAGGATTTGTTCACGGCAGAAGGCACCTCGGCACTCTCGATTGCCCAGTCTGGAGACGTTCTCTATATCGGTTGCGAGGGCTACGCGCCGCGTACCTTGACTCGCAGCGGGAATACGAGCTGGGCATTCGCTGAGTACGCGCCGACTGATGGCCCGTTCCAGCGAGAGCCTGACACCAAAGTGGATTTCACGCTGTCTGGAACGACAGGATCTGTGACTGTGACTGCTGGGTCTCCGATATTTCCTGACGGCCAAGGACTTCTCTTGCGCTTGCAGCCGGTCAATATCACGACGACCCAATGGGAAACCGGCAAGTCGATTACAACCGGCGACATCCGAAAGTCGAGCGGAAAATATTATCAGGCCATGAACACTGGCGACGACGGGTGCCGTGCGGCCGATCCATGAGGAAGGTCAAGATTACGACGGCAATACCGGCGTACTTTGGAAGTTCCTGCATCCCGGTTATGTTGTGCTGAAGATTACCGGCGTCACTAGCACAACGGTGGTGACTGCCGATGTGATTGGCCCCGGCGTGGCCCCTAATGAGCTGCTCTCGGCTGCGTCCTGTTCTTATCGAGTTGGGGCATGGGGTGATAGTTTCGGAGCCACCTATCCATACAAGGTTTGTTTCTGGCGCGATCGATTGTTTTGGGCTGGCGGTCAAAATGTTTACGCATCGGTGGCCGGTGATTACAGTTCTCACGCGCCTGACACGATGGGCGAGATCCTTGCCGACAACGCGCTCAATCTCACGCTCGCGGTTGGCAATGTCGACAAAGTGCGATGGTTGCGGCCGGGGAATGCGCTGATCGCCGGCACGGCAGGCGCTGAGATTGCAATCCGCGAAAACATTACGACCGCCGCGCTCGGGCCTGAGAATGTGAAGTTTGATCTGCAATCGGCTGAAGGCTCGATGGAACTTGAGCCGGTTCTGGTTGAGGATGCTGTGTTGTTCGCTCGAGTGGGCGGCCGGCGAGTCATGGAGCTGCGGTTCGACATCCAAGCCGATGCATGGGTGCCGCGGGATATGAGTGTGCTTTATCCCGAGATCACTCGATCCGGCATCATTGACATGGAATTCCAGAAAGAGCCAGACGACATTATCTGGTGCGTACTTGGAGATGGTCGACTGATCGGACTAACCTACGATCGCGAGCAGAACATTTACGGCTGGCACCAGCACCCGATCGGCGGCCTTAATCCAAAGGTCGAAGCGGTGCAGGTCATACCCGGCCCTGACGGCGATGTGGATGATGTGTGGCTTGTTGTATCCCGTACGATACAGGGCGAAATTGCCTATGAGCTTGGGACTGAAGCCGGAGAAGATCTAGTCACGGAAGGCGAAAACCAACTCGTCACCGAAGCCAATGTGCAGTTCACTCGGCGATCTGTTGAGTATCTCGCGCAGTCCCTTGAGGACGGAGATGACATTCAGGGCGCGGTGTATCTGGATGCGGCATTGGAATACAACTCGCCCATATTCGCTGACTTGTTCTTGAACATTGGCGGCGCAGGAAACGTACTTCTTGAAGGCGGCGAAAAGGTACTTCTCGAAAACAACAACGGCATCGAAATCGAAGGCGCTGTTACCGCGACAGTAACGTCGTCATTTGAGATCGTGACTGAAGCGGACGAGTTCTTGCAGACTGAAGATGGCGACGATCTTGTCATCAACGACCCGGTATTCTCGCCGACCGACGTCGGCCGAGAGATTGTGTATCGGTACTATGATTCCAGCCTCGAGCTGTGGCGCAGCGCAAGGGCGCGGATCACCGGCTATGTAACTCAAGACTTGGTCTATATCGAAGTGCTGTCTGCGTTCCCGAGCAATGACATTGCCTCTGGCACATGGCGAATGACAACCAGCACCCTGCGCGGGCTTTATCACCTTGAGGGCGAGACGGTGTCTGCTCTCGCGGACGGTTCTGAGGTGACCGGGCTTGTGGTGATTGATGGCACGGTGACGCTGCCGACCCCGGCATCTCGGGCTGCGGTGGGTCTGCCCTATACGTCGACGCTGGCGACCCAGAGGATCGATGCTGGCGCGTCTATAGGTACGGCACAGTCCAAGACCAAGCGCGTCCATAAGCTCGCCCTGCGGCTTTATAACAGCCTCGGAGGCAAGATCGGGCCGAGCGCGACGAATCTTGATTACATCCCGTACCGAGTGGGCAACGACTTCATGGACGAGGTGCCGCCGACATTGACTGGCGATACCGACGTTCTGGCGTTCCCCGGCGGTTACGAGACAGACGGAAGGATCTGGGTGGTCGCGGATCAGCCGCTACCGCTCACGGTGGTGGCTTTGTATCCAGAGCTTGAAACGGCGGGCTAATGCTCGAGGTGGTCAAGTTCAAGCCGGAGCATCTTGACGAACTGAGATTGCAACCGGCGCAGGAGTATCTGGCGGCTTTTGTAGGGCGGCCGGGATACGGGCGGGAGCTGGTCGATGCCGGCCCCTGCTACACCGCTCGGCGGGACGGCAGGATCATCTGCTGCGCTGGGGTGGTGGAGTTGTGGAAGGGCAGGGCGTCCGCGTGGGCGCTGTTGTCTTGGGACGCGGGCAGAAGCATGAGGCCGCTGCACCGCGAGGTTGAGAAGTTTTTGGATCGCTGCGGTATTCGCAGGATAGAGGCGTATGTGTATCCGACCTTTGAGCCGGGACACAGATGGGCGAGAATGCTTGGGTTTGAGCAGGAAGGGTACATGAAAGCATTTCACCTAGACGGCAGCGATGTTGTGATGTACGCGAGGATTAGATAATGGATCCGGCAACAATAGCGATAGTGACAGCAGCAGCATCTGCGACGTCATCCTTGATGGCGACCGGGCAGCAACGCGCTGTTAGTAAGGCTCAAGAAAAAGCATTAAAAATAGAATCCGACGTTGCTCGTCAGCAGGCCGGCATGGAGGTTGAGGCGCTTGGACGCGAAACCCGTCGCCAGTTTGGCGAACTGCGAGCCGCCGGCGCACAGGCTGGGCTTGTAGACTCGGTGACGTTTGGAGATGTCTACAAGCAGGCTGCAACCGCGGCAGAGTTAGACGCGCTTTCGTTGGCATATCAGGGCGAAACCAAAGCGCAAGGTCTGCTAACGGAAGCCGCGATAACAAGAGCGGCTAGACCGACTCTGGGTTCAAGGCATATTGCAAGCTGGATCTGCCGGAGTTCAAGGTTACAGGGCCGGCAAAGGCTAGGTGATTTATGGCTAAGCTCGAGTTCTACAGGCAGCAAATTATTCCGCGAATTGCGACTCCAAGCACTCGCGGACTTGCTGCTGTCGGCACTCAGGCCGTGGAGACTGCGGAGGCAATCGCTCGAGGAGCGACAGCGTTTAGCCGATTAGCCGCTGACCTTGACGAACTGCGCGTTGAGGATGCCTATAACAAATTGCGTGAAAAGCAGACCGATTTGACGATGAACCCTCAAACCGGGTTTATGAACAAGCGCGCGGCTGACGCGGTCGATCCCAACTTTATGCCGCAATATTCAAGCGGGTTTGATAAGGCAATCGAAGAGGTTTCTGGGTCGCTTGCGCGAGCGGCAGAAAGATCTGTTTCGGCGTCGCGCGCAAATGGCGAAAGCTGAATACAGCGATTCGCTGATGCGCCATGTAATGCGTGAAACCGAAGTCTATCGAGACAATGTATACGCGGGCGCTGTAACTACAGAAACGAACAACGCTGCGCTGAACTGGAAAGATCCGGCGAAGATAAAGGATTCGATTGGGCGAACCGCTGCCAATACTGCGATGTGGGCTGAGCGCAAAGGTCTTAAAGGCGATGCGCTTATGGCCGAGCAGCTCAAGAACCTGACCACCATACACGCTACCGTCATCCAGTCCGCGTTGGACGCTGGCGATTATGAATACGCGAAAAAGTATTACGAGGACAACAAGACGCAGATCAATGCGCCAATGATGTCCAAGATCGAATCCGCATTGGAGTCTGGATCTGCAAAAGACCAGAGCCTGAAACTTGCTCTTGATCTGACTTCTCGCGGGATCTCGTTTAACGAACAGCGTAAAGAACTAAAGAGCATGTACGCTGCGGGCAAGATCAGCGCAGACGTTTACGACCAGACTTCTATTCGCGTCAACAACGAAGAAGTGCGAGCCAAGTCTCAAGAAGCTGATTTTAACAATGCGATGAGCGGCAAGGCTCAGGAATGGATTATTAACAATCCCGGCAAGCCTATCGTCGACATGCCGCCCAACTTGTACAACTGGGCAAAGTCAAAAGGTCAGTTAGATACATTGACTCGCTTTGCTAATAGCGGTGGAGAGGTGGCCGGCGACAACGCCGAGTTCACTCGACTGTACGTTAAAAGCGCAGATGATCCAGTTTCTTTCATGAAAGAGTTTGACGAGAAAAGCAATCAGCTTGCGACTGTGCTTTCCAAGTCACAATACAACTCTTTGCTAACTCGTCGAGGGGCGATTGGTAAAGGCGAGCTTCAGGGGCAACAGGCTGCACAGGTTGCAGTAAAAACTGTGAAGATGATTCGCAATGATCTAATCGCTGCTGGCCTTGACGTTACCCCGAAAGAAGGAAGTGCTCAGGCTCAGAATCTTGCTGCTTTCCAATCGCAGTTAATTGAGGCTATCGAAGCAAAGACTCAGGCAAAGGGAAGCGCGTTGACTGCTGATGAAGCGCGCAAGGTCGGTCTCGATTTGCTGAGAGAAGGGCGTCTGGTTGGAGCAGGAATGTTTGGCTTTGATAAGACTGTTCGCCGGTTTGAGGCGAATGAAGCTGACATTCAACGGCACGGATTCCGATACAACTATGACGACATCCCACCAGAGGATCAGAAGCGTTTGTATCGAATCATTCAAACTCGTCCAGATATTCGTGAACAGCTTGGCGTCAAGCTCACGCCGAACAAGACCATTACCAGCGCAGATTTCACGCGCGGGATTGAGCTTTTGCATACGGCAGAACTTGACGGAGCGACTTACTGATGCCGACTTTGCAGGAATGGTTAAACAAGCAGAATGACGAGAACTTGTCTGGAAAACTGCTTTCTGTTTCCGATGCGAATCCTGAGCTGGCTGCACAGTCAGTTAAGCAGGCTCGCGCAAATAACATCCCACCTAGTCTGACCCCGTTTGAGCCAGATCCGCACTAGATCAGCAGGCTCGACTGAATCGTGTATCTAGCACGGTGCAGTCCACTAAGACACTAAAGCAATGGCTGAGCCAGCAGCCTGATGTTGTCGCTGCGTCCGTACAGGATGACGTTGAGAACATGAGCTTGATTGAGTCTGTGCTAAGTGTCCCTCGAGCGATACTTTCGGGTGCGCCTAGTTTGACTGGCGGCGTTCTTGGCGTTGGTGCTATGGCTGCTGGCGCATTGCGTACCGCGGGTGATTACGTCAGCAAGGCTGGCATGGTTCCATTGAGCCCAGCTTCAGCACTACTTTGCTACAAGTGGAGCGGCAGAGCAGTTCTTTACAGAGCAGGCTCGCGCACAGGAAGGACTAGCCGAGTTCGTTGCCGGAAAGCAAGCAATCGAAGGCCCGATCTCTGGCGGCATTTACGACGGTCTTAAATCTATCGGTCAGCAGTTGCCTGCTCTGGCGGCTGGTCTTGCTACGCGAAACCCGACGTATGCGCTTAACTTGATGGCGGCATCAACGACTGGTGATGAATATCTTAAAGCGCGTGAGCAGTTGGATTTTGTGCAGGCTGCACCGTATGCCACGCTGCAAGGATTGATCGAATACGCTACTGAAAAAGCGCCAGTCTTTGAGCTTTTCAAAGACCTGAAAGTTGATGAATCTTTCTTGAAGATTTTTGGCAAGCAGATTTTGTTAGAAGTCCCCGGCGAGCAGGCGGCGACTGTGCTGCAAGACCTGAACGAGTGGGCAAACCTTAACCCAGAAAAGCCGTTCAAGGAGTATCTTGCAGAGCGCCCTGCGGCCGCACTTGAGACTCTGGTGGCGACGATCGTCGGCGTTGGCGGTAATGTTGCAATCACCAAGAGCGTTAACTACCTACTCCGAGCGCGACACCTACTCGCAGCAGGCCAACGAGACGGCCGCGTTGCTGGGCGAACTAGATACCTTGGCTAAGGCGTCTGTCGTTCGCCAGCGCGACGTAGAGACATTTGAGGGATTCCTTCAGACGGTCACGCAGGATAGCCCCGTAGAATCGTTGTATATCGATTCTCAGGCGCTTATGCAGTCCGGCCTAGCCGATGTACTGGCTGCACAATCGCCGACCGTAGCGGCTCAGCTTGAGCAGGCGAGCGCCGGAACCATGATCCGCATCCCGACCTCCGAGGTTATGGGCCGGTTCAATCAGGAACTGGCTCCGTTGCTGCCAGAGATGCGCGTCGATCCGAACGGCATGAGTCAGAAGGAGGCCGAGGAGTACGTTAGCACCCGCGGCGAGCAGCTCCGTGCCGAGGTCGAAAGTGTCCTGTCGCAGAATGAGACTGAGTCTGCTGCGCAAGAAGCGCGGGCCGCGGTACGAGATACGGTCGCACAGGAACTCATGGCGACTGGGCGCGTGACTCAGGACGTCGCCGATAACTATGCCCTGCTGACCTCGACGTTCCTATCACGTTATGGCGCAGCGTATGGGGACGACCGCCGACAAACTGTTTGGTGAGCAGCGGCTTCGCGTCATGGGCGCGGGGCGTGGTGCGTTTGAGCAGGCTGATATTGCCATGCCAGAAGGCACCGCTCCCGGCGCGCCTGTCGATGTGCAAAGCGCAGGAAGATTCCCATTCTTGCAAAATGAAGATGGGGCGATCGTTGTCCAAGGCGACGTTGATCAAATTCGCGCTTCTTTGCCGCAAGGTGTCCTTGGGCGAAAAGTTCAGGGCGGTCTTTCGTTTGGTGTGATTGATGCGCCAAGAGTCTTATCTGCATTGCGTGGCGAGAAACTGACGTATGGCAGAGCCGGACAGGTGCTGGAAAAATTGCCGATGAAAAACGGCAAGTACATTGGTGCGCCTGAAAAATACAACACTCCAGAAACTATCGAAGATCTCAGAAAGAGTCTGCTTGATCTTGCGCTTGAGGGTGAGTATGGGCGGTTCTGGTATGAAGATAGCGGCAGAGCGATCATTGAATATGTCGGCGGTGATCTAAAGGAAGCAAGAAAACTTCTTGCTTTGATGTCTATTTATTCTCCGCAGGCAAAGGTAGATGCGAACTCTACGTTTGCGATTCGCGCATGGGCGCAATACAAAGCCGGCCAGCCGATTAGCGTTAAGACCGGGCATCAAGACGCCAAGGCCAACTGCGGCTATGGCTGACATTGACGCATTCTGGTCTGGTGAAAAAACCGGAAACTTCATCAACAACCTGTTGCCGTTGTCGATCCTTCGTTGCCGCAGGGCGCGACGATCGACATGTGGATGATGAGGGCCGGCGAGTACGATACGGACGCGCCAGCCAAAACGCAGTATGCGTTTATGGAAAACGAAACCAACCGTATTGCGCGCGAACTCGGTTGGGAGCCGCAACAAGTTCAAGCTGCCATCTGGGTTGCCATGAAAGCCCGCATGGAAAATGCTGACGTTAAAAAGAAAACCGAAGAGTCTTCAGAGAAGAACGGCTGGATTCGTTTTGAGCGAGATGAAAAAGGCGTCAAGCGTCGCATCATCATTGACGAGAAACAGCACCGCGATAATTGGCTGAAGTTTGCAAGAGAACACGTTCCCAATGCGGACGACAAGTTTTCTGCTGGATTCCATTTTGGCGACGGTCTTGCGCGCCACATTGGGCAAGTTTCGTTTGAGGCTCGACCGGGCAAAAGTACAGGCGTTCTGCCGGGGATTCATACCGCACCTTACGAGCAGCAGTTGGAATTTCAACAAGCTATTGATCGCGTGTTTTACGACCCGATCAGCGGCGCGGATCTGATTGCCAGTTACCTCGGGCTGCTGACTGATAGCGACATTATTGCCCCCGGCGTATGGGAAGGCGAAGTATCGCCAAGTTCACAACGTAATGTGGTAATGGCTCCAGCTAAAGGTACGGCTGGTCGGGTCGATCCTGCGCAAGCAAAGTTGCTAAATATCTATGCTTCGCTGAAGGGTTTGCTAACACGACAGGAAGGGGTTGGCTGGCATAAACCATATTATGCAAGCTACCCGTCGTGACGCCAATGGGCTTGATATTAACGTCGGCAGACCTCTTACCCCACAAGAAACCGTTGATTTAAGCAACGCCATTGGCGCGTGGATGCTTGAAAACAACAAGGGTGAAGATGGAATGATTCGTTTGCCTTGATTAGTAGCCCGAATGGGATCAGACTTGTCAACTTTGGTGTCATCGAAAATTCGCAGTTGCAAAGCGACATCATCCAAGTCGCGGAAAAAGTTTTGCCTGATGCAAAGGCAAAAATGTTTTCGTCGGATGGTGATATGCCTTCCAACAATTGGAGAGAAAATTCAGATGGGCAAGATTACGTTGGACGGATTCGTGCCGAAGGACGATCCGATGTTTTGGACTGGGCCGCAAATGTTCTCGCGCCCAGAATACAGCAGGTCTTCGAGGACTTCAGTCAGCGGTACGGATGGGAGACCCCGGCTCAATCGCCATTGCTCCAAAAGCAAAGCGTGAAGAGTTCCTCAAGGCGAAGGCCAAGAAGTCCGAGGCTCCTTTAGCCCCGAAGAGCTGACGATCCGGCTGACCAAGGCGCAGGATCTTTCGACGTTCCTGCACGAAAGCGGTCATTTCTACCTGCACATGCTGGTCAATCTGGCGTCACGGCCAGACGCCCCGGCAGATGTGCGCAAGGACGCCGAGACGATCTGAACTGGTTTGGTGGAGAAGGCACACCGGAGATGAACCAGTTTGATGCATGGCTGAATATGTCGGTCGACGAGCAGCGGCCGAGCCATGAGCGGTTTGCCCGTAGTTTCGAGGTGTACTGCCGAGGCAAGCCCCCTCGACCGAACTGCAACCAATGTTCGATCGGTTCCGTTCGTGGCTGATGTCTGTCTATCGGTCGCTGATGGAGCGCGCCAAGGCCACGTTCGGTCGCGAGGTGTCGTTCGGTAGGCCATGCAGGCTGAACTTAACGACGAGGTTCGTGCCGTGTTCGATCGCCTGCTTGCCACGCAGGAAGAAATTGAGGCCAAGGAAGCCGCCCAGTCTCCATGGGTATGCTGTTCAAGACGGAAGCCGAGGCCAAGAAGTTTGGCGTCGACTGGAATGCCTATCAGGCGCAAGGAGAGGCCGCTACGCAGCAAGCAATCAGCGACCTAGCCGCCAAGTCCATCCAAGACATGAAGTGGCTGGAAAACGCGCTCGCAGTCGGTTATTGACCAAGTTGCAGCGGGAAGAGAAGGAGCTCGCCGGAATGTGCGCTCTATGGTGCGGCCGGAGATCCTTCTCAGCCGCTGTACCGGGCGTGGTCATATCTGACCGGCCCTTTGACTGACGACCCGAACGCGGAGCCGACGAGCCGTTTTAGTCCTGAGTACCTAGAGCAGGTCACGGCCAGCAAGGAAGTGGTGGCCGAACTGCGCAAGCTCAGGATGGTAGCCGGCCCCGTCTGACATCAAGAAAGGCGTGAGCGGCGAACATCCAGACACGGTAGCCGAGACCTTTGGATTTCTCCAGCGGTTCGGAACTGATCCGCGCCATCCTTGCATCGCCGACCCCAGATGAGGCAGAGAAATCAATGCCGCGACTGACGCTCGGATGCTGCGTGACTTCTCTGACTTGTCCACGGCAGAAGGGGCGCAACAATGCAGTCAATGCCGCGCTGGCTAACGACGCCAGAACTCGGATGGTTGAGACAGAACTGTCTGCGCTCGAGCAGGCAATGGCACCGACTGTCACGATCGGCGGTCGTGAGCAGCGGACGCTGCCGGGTGCAGCGAAGGCGTTTGCACGGTCTGTCATTAACCGATTAAAGATTCGCGATGTGCGTGTCAGCCAGTACAGCGGAAGTGCTGCTCGAGCTGCGCGTAATGCTGACCGTGCGGTGAAGCGCGGGAAGCTGGCCGAAGCTGCGCTTGAGAAACGTAATCAGTTGGTGAACAACTACGCTGCGCGGTTTGCGGGTGAGGCGCTTGATGATGTGAAGAAGGTCTTGCCTACCTAAAGAAGTTTACGAAGGAAGGCACCCGCAAGAACATTGACCCTGAGTATCTTGATCAGATCGATCGAATACTTGAGCGGTTCGACCTGCGGCAGAAAACCCTGCGCAGAACTTGATCGGCGTTCTGCCCTTGCTCAGTTTATTGAGAACCAGAAAGAACTCGGCATCGAACCTGATCTTCCTGCGCACATCGTCAACGAAGCACAGGCTGTCAATTACAAGAACCTGACCGTCGAGGAGTTCGCTGGTCTGGTGGACAGTATCCGTCAGATAGAACACTTTGGTCGGTTGGAAGCGGAAACTGTTGCTCGCTAAAGATAAGCGCGAGTTCGATGCCTTGATGGCAGAGATCCGCGCGTCTGTCATTGCTAACGATCAGGGCCGTGTTGCTGACAATCGCACCCGTACAGATCTTGGCAACATCCTGTCTCGAGCATTCAAGTCATTCACGGCAGCGCATCGAAAGATGTCCAGCATGTGTGTATGAGATTGATGGCTTCAAGGACGGTGGCCCATTGTGGGATGCGCTGGTTCGTACTGCTAACGAGCGCGGTAACTGGGAGGCTGACAAGCAGGCTGAGCTAACTACGCGCCTTGCACAGTTATTGAAAGCGTTGCCGAAAGAACGAGCGTTTGGGAAAGGCCGTTATTTCCCGATGATCAATGACAGTCTGAAGCAGGAAGAGAGACTTGCCGTCGCGTTGAACTGGGGCAACGAAGGCAACCGCCAGCGATTGCTTGATGGCCGCAACTGGACAACGGACGGAGTGCAACAAGTTCTCGATTCTCTGTCGCAGGAAGAATGGGATTTTGTGCAGGGCGTATGGGATACGTTTGAAAGTCTGCGCCCTGAGATTGCACGGGTCGAACGTAATCTCATGGGCAAGGAGCCTGAGTGGATTGAGGCCGTGCCTATTCAAACCAAGTTCGGCACATATCGCGGCGGCTATTACCCAGCCGTGTATGACCCCGGCGAAAGTCTGCGCACCGAACAGTTGAACGCTGAAGAAGAAGCGAAGCGACAACTTCGCGGCGCTCGTACCGCGGCGACTGTCCGTAGCAATTTTGTTAAGGGCCGCGCTGAGCAGGTCAAGGGTCGACCGATCCTGCTGACGATGGATGCAACCTTCAACGGATTGACAGACGTCGTGCATTACCTTGCCTACAAGGAATGGTTGGTCGATGCCAACAGAATCCTTCGAGCTGTCGACGGCACGATCCGCGAGCGTTATGGCGCGGAGATGACTCGGCAGTTACGCACCGCGGTTGAGGCTATTGCCGCTGGTGAGCAGAACAATCCACACGCGCTTGATAAGCCGCTGCGCCATATTCGCATTGGCTCAATGGTTGCTGGCCTTGGGTTCAATATCGTCAACGCAGTCATGCAGCCGCTCGGCTTAACGCAGTCGATGGTGCGCATTGGGCCGAGGTACATTGCACAAGGCGTTGCTGCCTTTGCAAAGAACCCAGTCAAACTTGCGACGTCTGTACTCGAGAAGTCCTCGTTTATGCGCAATCGCAAGAGAACGCAGAATAGAGAACTAAACGAGTTGCGCAATAGTTTGCGAGGCAAGACTGAATCCCGGCAGTTTATCGACGGCGCGATGTTCTTGCCGATGACCGCGATCCAGATGACGGTTGATATACCGACATGGTGGGGCGCGTATCAGAAAGCACAGACCGAGGGCTTTGACGAGGACACCTCTGTTCAGATTGCGGATCAGGCTGTTCTTGCCTCACTAAGGTGGCGGACAAACCAAAGACCTCGCTGCAATTCAGCGCGGGTCTGAGTTTGTAAAAATCTTCACGGTGTCTCTACGGGTACTTCAACACCGCCTACAACCTTGGGGTCGAGCGCATACGCGCGACAAACCCACGCAGTCCTTCGCAGGTCGCACGGCTTGCGACCGATTTGTTGTTAATTTATTCAATCCCCGCCGTATTTGGTGCGTTGATCAAGGAAGCGTTCAAGATCGGCGACGACGATGACGATGAGGAGATTGCAAACAAGTTAGCAGCCGAACAAGTGTCTTTCCTTTTCGGAACGATGGTCGGTGTCCGTGAAGCCGCGGGCGCTGCGCAGATCATGCTCGGGCTGTCGACCTCCGGCGGTCTTGGGTATAACGGGCCGGCCGGGTTGCGGTTCTTCAACGAACTGAACAAGTTTGCGCAACAGGCAAACCAAGACGAACTCGATCGGGCATTTGTCCGCGCTGGCGTAAACGTGGCCGGCATTGCCCTGCACTTGCCGTCTGCTCAGATCAATCGAACCGTCGACGGAGTGATTGCCATGAGCGAAGGGCGTACTGAGAACCCGATGGCCTTAATCGGCGGGGCTCCACCACAGTAATCTATAATGCCGGGTAGGCATATCGGAGACGACCATGACCGTTTCATCGACAACTGCAAGAGTTAGTTACTCCGGCAACGGAACGACGACCGCATTCACGGTGCCGTTCTACTTTCTAGCGAACAGCCAGCTCGGCGTCTCGCTCTACTCCTCTGCCGGCGTCGAGACCGTGCAGCTCTTGGACACCAACTACACGGTGACAGGGGCTGGCGTCACAAGTGGTGGCACCGTCACTATGACCGTCGCTCCGGCGACCGGGACTACGCTGGTCATCTACCGGGGAGTACCGCTGACTCAGGCAACCGACCTGCTCCCGAACGACAGGCTGCCGGCAGAGTCCATCGAGCAGTCGCTCGACAAGCTGACGATGCTGACCCAGCAGCTCAACGAGGGCGTGGTCAGGTCGATCCGCACCCCGATCGGGGATAGCTCTGCTCTCGATATGCGACTGCCTACGGTGGCAAATAGGCTGCGAAAGGTCTTGGGATTTGACTCGACCGGCAAGCCGTACCTATTCAATTCTGTTGACGACTTGGAAAACATCATCGCAAACGGTAACCCCTTGGCGAGTTTCCCTGTGGATTTGGGAAGCGTAGCGGATGCGGTTATCATCTACCGCTACGACCTCGGAGGTCTCTGACATGTCAAGCGAGCTTAAACACCGACGCGGAACAACGTCGCAGCACAGCGTCTTTACTGGCGCAATCGGTGAGTTTACCTACGACACCGACAAGAAGGCGATCGTCACGCACGACGGCACGACGATGGGCGGCCTGCCGGGTGGCGGGTTCAAGCAGTCTACCGCGGCCAGCGTTCGCTCTACAGAGGCGAAACTGCGCGAGGCTCCGAGCGTTGTTGACTACGGGGCAGACCCGACCGGCGTGGCAGACAGCACCTCGGCGTTCACGACCGCGCTCTCTTTGCATGCCAATGTGTTTGTGCCGGCTGGCCGATACCGCATCAACGGCACGGTCACGGTTCCGAACGGTTGCAGCCTGTTTGGCGCTACCGCGACCGGAGACTATTACCCGTCGTATCCGTACACCGATGGCACCCTGCTCTTTAAGGACGCGGCCAGCACGGCCGGCCCGATCATCAGACTCAGCGAGTGCTCGAGCATTCGCCACATGCAGTTTGATCACCAGAAGATCAACGGCGGCACGGACGGCATCATCGCCCTGCACCCGACCCTGACTACGCTCTATGCGTCGATCCAAAACATCTACATCATGGGTCACCGCACGACCGACACGACCGGCGCGACGAGCTGCTACGGCATCAAGTTCGACGGCTCGGCGACGACCGCTCGGGTGCAGTTCTTCAACCGGGTGAGCAACGTCCATATCACGAACTGTGACGTCGGCGTGTTCCTCGGCGGTCTGGCGAATGCCAACGTATTCACGAACATGATCTCTCGCGAGTGCCATGTTCACTACGAGTTGAAGGGCAACGCCACGCACGGCTGTCATTGAAAACGTGTTCAGCGGGTTTAGGCTGCTTCACGATTGTCACGATGTCTCCGCTTGCGATCTGCTTCAAGCTGACGCAGTACGCGGCGAACAACGTATTCACCGGCTACTCAACGGAAGCCTACGGATACGAGTTCTCAGAAGGGGCAACTGGCAACTCGAATAACATCTTCCTCGGCCAGTCCAACGAAAACGCTTCGTGGACTTCGCAGGCAAACCTGCGCTACATGCAGCCAGAGAATGTTAAGAACTTCACAAAGCATTACCTGACGAGCAAGACGACCAACGATCGCAACGTCGTCGGTACGGGCGCAACGTACTTCGAGCAGTTCTTTATCGACGGCACCATGCCGGAAGCGAACAACAACACCGGCACGTTTGTCGCCGCGGACGCCGACAGCAAGGTCATCTTCCGTTTCAACGACACGTTCAAATTCCAAAACTTCAAGAGCTTTGGCGCTCGGCTGAAGGTGTACGTCTACGGCAACAGCGGTTCAGGCATGCATGTCGTGGATGTGACGTTTAAGTATCTGGTCGCCGACAGCGCGACGTCGCCGTATGCGGCCAAACTCTGCGTGAACCAAGTGTTCAACAACCCGACCGAGCGGTCAGATCACCGGCTTGTATTTCATATCCGGCAAGACGGGCAACGTCACGCAAGGCATTGGCATTACCTGCGGCAACTTTTGGCGCTTTCCCGGTGGTCAACATCCGCTGCGTACTCGAGTATGAGGTGTTTGATTACGCGACCGACTCTGACTTCTTCGACAATTACGTTGGCCTCAAGACCAAGACGACTGCTGCCGCGACGGCTGACGATGTCACCGACGCCATCAGTCTACTGACCGTGGCGCAAACGACGATCTAAATCTTTCCTTCCTTTCGCAGCTGGGCAATGGTTCTGACCATGCCCTCGAGGTGGAGAAGTTTGACGTAATCGCGATCAAGACTCGGTGTGGCTGCGCCGATCTATCGCGTCGTGGCAGCTTGAGCAGGCCCATGAGCCGATGGCGTCGTCAGGCTTGTGTCCCATGCCGCTAACGTTAGACAGCCTGTAATGGGCTAATACGACGGTCTCGCTATTGTGGTTGCAGATACCCGGTATCCGCACCATGCAGCCGCGGCCGCGGGCTTCCTTGCGTAGGTTCACCAGTAGTACGCCGGTCTGATTTCAGGCATCCGTGTCGCCGCCTTGGTAACTGAGGGTTGCTTGCGGGTGCGGAAGAAACCAGCATGCTCTGGGTACGAGCGCATAAACCGACGCGGAGTATAGGGCGCGGTAGTTGTTGTTGAGTTTGAATGACGTCACCCCGTCGCCGCCGACGCTATCCTTTTCCCAGCGTATGCGCTCGAAGATTGCATTCACGGAATAGTTCTTATACCCGCGATCGATCATCTGGAATGTGAACTGAACAAAGAGATGCCAGACCTCGGGATGCTGGTAATGAAACTCAGTAACCTGCTGGCGCATTTCTTCCTGTCTATTCATATCTCGGCTCCGGTATGTGAATCCCCATCTCGGCGCAGCGCACCTCGATGACGGAGATGTAGTCACGGAATTCCTGCTTGGTCATCTTGCTCGATCGCTTGAGGGGCTTGTGACGCTTCCTGCCGAAACCCTCGATGATCTCTGAACCGAAGGTCTCGATCAGGAAATACTCATGCAGATCCTGTTTCGTCCAGCCTCGCAGCGCCTCGCCGCCTCCCTCAAGGATGGATGGATACACCACCCCCCAGAGAAAGGCATTCTGCTGGTCGGTACGTTTGGGCTTGAATGCCTCAATCGATACCTGCCAGCTAATGGCGGGATCGAGCTCGCGCACCAGAACAGACACCGCATCGGCAATCTGCTCTGGGCGCGTACCTTTTGGGAATACTCGCAACACTTAGAACGGGATCTTGTCGTCGTGCATTTCGGCGGTTGCCCAGTTTGCTTCCGTCAGCTCGCCTTTCGGCGGCGGCTTACGGTCTGGGAATCCGTCTTTGGGTTTGATGCTCAAGCTAAAGAATTTCGAGCCCGGTTCCTTTGCGGTCGGGCCGGCAGTTTTAACCCATGCATTCAGCCAGTATTCCACGCCGCCGACATTGAGCGATCCCGTGTACTCAGGATGATTATCGGTCGGGCGCTGTTTTGCTTTGCCGAGGGTTCCGGTGTTGGTTCGATCAAACTGCTTCATGCTCTTTGCTCCTTTGCCATCTGGACGTATTTCTTAATCGCACCGCGCTCTTTGGCGCTCATGGCGTCGGCGACCGCGATGTAGAGATCGTGGTCGGTGCTGATCCGCTCATGGATACCGAGGACTGCGATCGCGATGTCTTTCTCCTCGGCGTCAAGATCGAACGCTGCGCGAAACTCGCTGACGAACTGGTCGCGCTTACTGGTATCCGCGGCCTTGCCAAGTTCTCCTCGAGGATCGACCGTGAACCCGCCGCGCACCTCATGCGTCGTGCTGTCGGCGTCGTTGTCTCCCTCTGTCGGAATGCAGAATGTCTGGATCGCGGCGTACTTGTATGCCGCGCTCATGGCCTTGTTGCTGGCCTTATCACCTGAAGTCCATTGCCTCTCCTATCGTGACGATCGTGTGCTTGGAACCATCCTCAGCCGCGACGAAATCAAACTCGACGGTGAGGCAGACGTAGAACAGGGCGGTGCCAGATCGGTTCTGGCGTTCAATAACCTCGCGATCCTTGACGCGGGGCAGAATGCAGAGCCCGTGTTTGGCGAGCAACGGCGAGAGTGCGCCGTAGACCTGATCAATACCTCGGAAGGCGTAGCCCTGCGAGGTGTTCTTGCTGTCCTTGCTGATACCGACGCGGGACAGTTCCGCGGTGACCGCGGCGATCTTCTCATACACTTTCATCGAGTCTCTCCTTCAGTTCGGCTAGTGCTTTGTTGCAGGCGTCGATTCGTTGTTCTTCGTCGCGCTCTTGCATCTCGAGATCTTGCTGGTACCACCAGCTTGAGTCGTCGTCGTTCCAGTAGTTTTCCATGGTGTCTCCCGTTTTACTTGTTGCCAGAACTCAGTTCGCAGTCGTCGTTTCTTGATCACAACTATGCCCGTCACAAGGTTCGACCAACGCGGCGAGCAGATACACGACGATGATCAATGCCACAGCCGGCCAGACTGAAGGGCGCTTCATAGGCCGCCCTCCATCTTTTCGATGAGCTGGTCGATCTCAGCGATCGATGCGGTCGGTGGCGTACTTGACGCCATCGGTGTAGCCATCCATGTGGCCGAGTTGGAACACAAAGCGCAGCAGCGCATCGGCGTTGTCGGGCGTCACGATCGACGCGCCAGACTTCAGGTCGTTAATCACTCGTTCGAGTTCAGCGTTAGCGTTCATGCGGCCTCCTTGGCGCAGTCAACACACCAGTCGTCGATGGCAGACGGACTTGAGTCACAGGCGACGCAAGTACCGATATAACCTTGGCATCTGACCGCAGGCGAAGATCTCGCGATCGTCTGCGTCTCGGGAATACTCGGCAATTTTGCCGGTGGCCTTTGCAGTTGTCGCAGCGGGCGATCTCACGGCAGACCCAAGCGCCTACCGCGGAAGGGCGATAGTCGCTGTCGTGTGTGCGCTCAATCTCAAACAATGCTTTCTGGTTCGTGCGGTACATGTGTGTCTCCCGTTTAGTCTGTCAACGGAAGTGAGCATACACCCGTCTTTTGTGCTTGTCAACACTTGTGTGCAAATATTTTTCGGGCAGAGTGCGAACCCGTAAGGAGGATTCATGGACATTCAAGATCTAATCGAGAAGCACGGTAACCAGTCCGGTTTGGCAAAGCACTTTGGCGTGACCCGCCAGTACGTCAGTAAATGGGTGGCTGCCGGGAAGATCCCAGAGAAGTACCTACTGCGTGAAGCTGCACCGGGAGGTGATAGCGGAACTCGAGGACGGTGAACCCAGTAGGTCGACCCAGCGCCTAATCCGAAAGATCAAGGCAGGACTACGGCCTAAACCCGACGCTGAAGGCTTATGAGACGATTCCACACAAAGGGGATATGGGACATGCAGAGACGACAAACCCCCTTACGGGGGCTTGACGGTTGGCTAGAGACCAACTATTTTTCCACCGGGGTAGATGGTGAAGATAGGGTAGTACGGTGTATTACGCCTGTCAAACACCAGCACCCCTCGGCCTGTCTGGTCGGGGAAACCACGCGCAGACAGAGCTTAAACCTAGACCGGGGCGGTGGGCCTCTAGGCGCGCAGCGTATAGCGAGGAAGCGCGAACCACAGCGGGGTGACCCGTGAAAAGTAGCTCGCAGCAGGGTGGCTCCGTCAGTCATCAACCTCTGCACGATCGGTGGTCAGGCGTAACTCCGTCTACTCCCGTGCAGAGTCCACCATCAGTCATCTCTCCTAGTCTGTCATACGCTATCCAATCTAGTCAGAAGTTCTGGGCTGAGGCGAGTGCTGACCCCATGTTAAGACTGCGGTTTCTGGATGCTAGGTACGCCAGACTTGACCCGAACGGACTAGATTTCTTCAAGGGTGAAGTTGGCGATGCAATCCGTGCAGCAGACCCGAAAGCCGTTCTCGGCGACCCTCACCTCGTTGGCCTGATCAGGGCGCTCTGGGGTGAACGTGGCGTAATCAAACTCAGGGACAAAATCAAATGATCGACAATGAATCACCGCCGGGTTCTTGGAAGAAGAACTCGATCGCGCGCCGTGGGCGTACGGACAACGTCAGGACAGGGGCATGATGTTTGCTCTTGCCAAGATCAGACAGGCGGGTCTCTGGCATGAGGCGGCGCTACTTCAGCAGCGGATCGTCTCGCTCGAGGCTGAGATCGAGAGGATGACGGAATGACCCGCGACGACATTATCCGCATGGCGGCAAAAGAAACGGGTTTTGGCGATGTCACCAAGTCGGCATGGAGCGAATTTTTGAATCGTTTCGCCGCCCCTGTTGCCGCCGCCGAGCGGGAGGCGTGTGCAGAGATATGCGAGAGGTTGCCCAGAGACGTTCAAGATTGCTGCCGATGTGTTCGGCTACCAAGCAGAAATGCCAACGGCAGAAAACTACGCTGCTGCGATTCGGGCGGAGGGGTGAGGCATGAGCGCCAGCCAGCGCCCAGGAAGGGAGCCGCGGGGGAGCGTGAGCTGGCACGAATCCTCTCGGAGCAGCTCGGGTGGGTGGTCAAGCGCAACATCGGTCAGGCCCGTGACGGCGGGGACGACATCACCACGGGCCAGTTCCGATGGGGGTGCAAGCGCCGGGCAAAGCTCTCGGTCTACGAGTTCATGGATCAGGTCGAAGCCAAAGCGTGCCGTCCCGGCGATATACCGATCGTCGCCATGCGGGCAGGACGGCAAGAACTGGCTGGTTATGATGAAGCTCGAGGACGCGATCCCGATGATCCGCGGGGAGCTGCCCGAGAAATGAGATGGGTCAGAGACTGTGCCATCTGTGGCACTCTCGGTACCACACAAAATGCAAACAGGAGAAACACCATGACGCCAATCATCGCACTCAGAATCGCACCCGTTATCGACATCGTCTGCGACGCCGTGGACGATCGCAAGAACTACGCAAGTAAGCGGCAGCTAATGCAACGCATCAGAGACGTCAAGTCAGAGCTTTACGCGCTCGAGCGAGAGCTGAGTTGCGTCCAGATTGGGGTAGCGGCACCCTATCGATACGACGCGCAAGAAGTACCCGCGTGGCTAAGGAGGGATGATGGAAACGGTGATAGTTCAGATGACCGTAAAGGACGCTGAGGCTCTGGCGACGATCTCGGAACTGAACGAAACGATACTTGCGTATGAGCGTGTCTTGCGTAGAATCGAAAGGTGGGGCAGAGACCACGAACCGAGCATATGGGCGAGACAGATCCTAAAATTGAATTCGCGGAAGCTGGATTCTTGAACGATGTGTCGTGGTTCGTGTTCGCCGCGGCAGGGTCTGGTGCGCTACTTGGGCTCGCGTTTGCGGCAGCCTACTGGGTGTTCCGAATACTGACATGAGCGACGGGATCAGACTCGCACCCTGCCCGAACTGCAACGCCTCTGGCTGGATTGCAGACGGTAATGGAGATTGGATCAGGTGCTACGAGTGCAACCCACCGGCCGTGCTAAAGCCGAAGGCCACGGTGTTGACATTCGCTCGAGGTGCGAGGGTTCGTAAACCCGCGCCAGTTGACAACGACATGCCGCCCGCGGCGTGAGGATGTATGGCAAGCAAACCGGGACTCTACGCAAACGTCTGGGCCAAGGTAAACGGATCGCCGAAGGTAGTGGCGAAAAGATGCGTAAGCCGGGAACCGCTGGCGCGCCGACCGCGAAGGCATTTCGTGAGTCGATGAAAACCGCACTCAAGCGCAAATGAAGTCGCCTGCATGGCAGCGCAAGGAAGGGCAGAACCCAAAGGGTGGCCTGAACGAAAAGGGCAGGGCTAGTTATGCTCGCGAGACTGGTGGAAAACTTAAAGCTCCGGTGCCGAAGCGGCGCGATAATCCGCGCAGAGCAAGCTTTCTGGCGCGCATGGGGAATGCTAGCGGGCCGATGGTCAGATGACCGAGGAAAACCCACGACGACTAGCTCTCGCGCTCAAGGCGTGGGGTGCCAGCAGCAAAGAGGACGCCAGAGCGAAGGCCGCGGCGATAAGTAAACGAAACAAGGCTAAAGGTAATTAACCATGCCCCTTATGCAAGGATACGGAAAAGAAAACCATCTCGAAGAACATCTCGGGAAAGAGGTGAAGTCAGGCCGTCCCCAGAAGCAGGCCGTCGCGATCGCACTCAGCGTCGCCCGTAAGGCCGCACAGAAAGCCGGCAAGCGCGGGATGTTCACCCGCAAGACGATGGGCTAATGCCTCCGAAAAGCCGATCAAGGATCAAGGTGGCTCAGCAGATACTGAGGGCCAATGCCCAGTACCTTGGGTCAAACGCGCTCTAAATCCCTGAAGCCTATCCAGAACCCGAAGTCACTAGGGAAGGGAGGTTAAGACGCACCGCATGGCGGCAGAGAGATTGGGCCAGACGGCAAGTCTTACGCATTTCCTACTGTCGTTCTGCAAGGCACCGATACGCTGAACTGCCTTCTCGATCGCTATGCGGCGGGCGCTCGAGACGGGCGATTGCATCAAGACTGACAACATCGAAAGCGCCATTGAAATCACCAAGAAGTACAAAGGCGAAAAGTTCAAAGCATGCGAAGCGTCACGGCAGCGATATGGGCGACAACTTCATGACAAACAAAGCCGAACAAGTCAAGCGAGTCATAGAACTCATCGAGGACGGAATGTCAGAAGCCGCAGCCTGTCGAGAGGTCAAAATCAACCGAGCAACCAGAACCACGGCGTTGAAGGTCAACTGCTGGTGACGACTACGCGCGCGCGCTCGAGGCCCTTAGCAGCCGGATCAGGTCGAGAAGGCAGAGCAGGTCATCGAGGACATGCGGAACGGCGTAATCGACGCACAGCAGGCCAGAGTCGAGCTCGATGCCCGGCAAGTGGTTTGCCAGCAAGTTCCTGCCGAAACGATACGGCGCGATAAGGCCGAGGTCGAGCACTCGGGGAACGTCGGCTTAACGGTCAACGTCAAACGATTCACGGATGCCTGAGGATCGACCTGCCGGCGAACGGGTGGCGGCCGCGCCCGTGGTCAGATGCCCGCGTGGCTGGCACTCGAGAAAGGCACCAAGCGCCTCGCGCTGGCATGGCACAGGCGATCGGGCAAGGACGACATCAGCCTGCATTGGGCCGCGGTGTCTGCCATGAGCCGGGTCGGCGGCATCTGGCACATGCTCCCGCAGGCGAATCAATCCCGCAAGGCGCTCTGGGACGCGGTGAACCCGCACACCGGCAGACGCCGCATCGACGACGCATTCCCGGCCGAGATGCGCGAGACGACCCGCGAGCAGGACATGTTTATCCGGTTCAAGAACGGATCGACATGGCAGGTGGTGGGCTCGGATAACTACGACAGCCTCGTAGGCTCGCCCCCGGTCGGCGTCGTGTTCTCTGAGTACGCGATGGCAGACCCGAACGCGTGGGCGTTCCTGCGGCCGATCCTTGCCGAGAACGGTGGCTGGGCGATCTTCATCTCAACGCCCCGCGGCCGCAACCATTTCGCCCGGCGTGGTCGAGTACGCCAAGAAAGACCCGGACTGGTTTGGTCAGGTGCTGACGGTCGAGGACACGAACTCGATCCCGCTCGAGGTACGATTCAGCGCGAGCAGAAGGAGCTGAAGGTCGAACGCGGCGACAGGGAAGCCGAGGCCATCATCCAGCAGGAGTATTACTGCAACTTCGATGCGGCAATACCGGGCTCGTACTACGGCGACGCCATCCTCGCAGCCGAGCAGCAGGGCAGGATCGCGCCATTCCCTGCACATCGTCGACGTCAGCCGGTCGGCACAGCATGGGACATTGGCGTCGGCGATTCCACGGTGATCTGGTTCTACCAGTTTGTCGGCCACAAGATCCGCATCATCAACGTCCTCGAGGGCAGCGGCGTCGGTCTCGAGTGGTACGCCAAAAAGCTGCTCGCGATGGACTACGTCTACGGCGACACGATCTGGCCGTATGACGGTGCTGTGCAGGAATGGGGCAGCGGCAAGTCACGGGTCGAGACCGCGGCCGGCTACGGGCTGAAGCCGCGCGTACTTGAGGCCGATCGGGTGGACGATGGCATTCAGGCCGTGCGTCAGATGCTGCCGGATCGTTGAGTGGAACATCGACCCTGATCTCTTTCCCGGCGAGACGAAGGCCGAAGGCGCTGCGCGCATGAGCCGCGCGATCGATGCGACCAGACAGTACCGGCGCGAGTACGACGACAAGCTGCAACGGTTCAAGGACAGGCCATTGCACGACTGGACGTCGCACTATGCAGACGCGCTGCGGTATCTCGCCAAAGGGCGCAGACCGTTCCGCGGTACGCCGATGCGACCAAGAACAGGTGCGGCTGTAGCAGACTTATCGCGTGTTAGGCTAGACTCACGCGAGGTGTACCCGCGAGGTGTGCGCATGAGCGGATTGTTCAAACCGAAGATGCCAAAGATCGAGCCACCACCGCCGCCTCCCGAGACGGATGTGGCGAAGGCCCAGCGGAGATTGAATCGACCCGTCTGCGTCGTCGTCGCGGCCGTATGTCCACGATGATGTCGACGCCTGAGAGCCGTCAGCAGGGCGGTGTGGCGACGACCAAGCTCCCTCGGAGGTGGCATGTAATGTCCACGAAAAAAGATCACACAGCTCGCCTCGCTCGCGCAGATTGATGTTCTGACCGCCAACGACGTACTGCCGATCGCCGACATCTCGGCGAGCGAAACCAAGAAGATCACCGCAGTCGCACCGTCGGCGTTGGCGTCGACAACATGATCGCGACATGGAACAACGTCGCGACCGCATTTAACGGCATCAAACTTCAACGTCACCGACACCGCATCGGATGCGACCTCGAGACTTCTCAGCCTTCAGGTAGGCGGCGTCGATAAGGCGTACATCACCAAGGCCGGCACGATGAACATTGCCGGCGCGATGGTGATCTCTGGCGTGACGACGATGACGGGCGCGGCCACGGCCGTGAGCTCGTTGAAGTCGACCTCAGACACGGCTGGCGTTGGTTATGGATCGGGCGCTGGTGGTACAGCGACGGTATGACCAGCAAGTCGACGGGCGTCACGCTGAACAAGATTTGCGGCGAGATCACGATGAACAACGCCACGCTCAATCGCGAGACGGCGGTGAGCTTCACGTTGACCAACAGCGCGATCGCAGCGACCGATGTGGTGGTTGCGAATATCAAGTCAGGCGCGACTGCGAATGCATACAACGTCGCCGTGACGGCGGTGGCCGCGGGCTCCTGCCGAATCCAGTTGCACAACCTTCTCGGCGGCACCGATGCTTTCTGAGGCGGTCGTTCTTAACTTTGCAGTCATGCAAGGCCGTCGCGGCCTAAACGGAGCAGATATGGCAACGGCAATTACTCGCATCGAAGCGCCAGCGCGACGGGTAGCTGGTTCTTTTGGCCGGGTGGCCGCGGCGAGTTTCGTGTCGAGGTACGTTCCCCGGCACAGTCAAGCTGCAATGCAAGGGCCGAAGCGGCACCGCGCAGGATGTCGGCACTCGATGTGACGCTGACTGCATCAGGCGGCGGCATCTTTGAACTCGGCGCTGGCGAGATCCGAGCAAACATCGCATCGGCGACCGCGGTCTACGCGATGGCATTGCGGATACCGAGCGGCGGGTTCTGATGAGAACCGAAGGCCGGACTCGATCGCGCACTAGCAAGCGCCCGACGCCTCGGGACAATCCTGAGAAAGTCCAGCACCTAGCCTCGGCATCGATAAACTTTTGCTCGAGGATGCATCCGTTCCGTATGGTTAGAAACTAGCGACAAGATTCTTTGGAGTAACGACACATGGCTGATACCAAGATAAGCGCATTGGCATCTGGCGCTCCCGCATTAGGGACAGATGAGACTGTCGTTGCTCGCAGCGGAGCGAACTACAAACTCACGGTATCAGACATCACCGGATACTTGGGCTCGCCCATCACCGTCGCTAACGGCGGCACCGGGCAGTCGAGCTACACGAACGGCCAGCTCCTGATCGGTAACACCACCGGCAACACGCTGACCAAAGCCACGCTGACGGCGGGAACCGGCATCACCATCACGAACGGTTCCGGCAGCATCACGATTGCTGCGACGGGTGGCGGTGGCGGCACGGTCACCTCGGTAGGCGGCACCGGCACGGTCAACGGCATCACGCTCACGGGAACGGTAACGTCCTCGGGTAACTTGACGCTGGGCGGCGCTCTGACGGGCGTTGATCTGACGACTCGGGTAGCAGGGCGCTCCCGATTGCGAACGGCGGTACGGGTTCGACTTCAACTGACCTATTGCAATCTCGCATCGAACGTCACCGGCACCTTGCCGATTGCCAATGGCGGCACCGGCTCTACGTCAACGACGTACTGCAACCTGACCTCAAACGTCACAGGCACTCTGCCTGTCGCCAACGGTGGCACGGGCATCACCTCGCTCGGCACAGGGTGTGGCGACTTGGCTCGGCACGCCATCGAGCGCGAACCTTGCGGCGGCGGTGACGGACGAGACCGGCACAGGCGCGTTGGTGTTTGCGACGTCGCCGACTCTGGTGACGCCGGTCCTCGGCACCCCGACCTCGGGCAACTCTCAACTTGCCGGCTGACGGCACGAACAACGTCGGCTATCGCAACATCCCGCAGTCAGGATCGGACAAGACGACGGCCTACACGCTTGCCGACCACGGATGTCGGTAAGTTTGTCGGCGTCGGTTACGTCGGGCAGCATCGCGGTGCCGAACAGCACGTTTGCGGCAGGCGATGTAGTGAGCATTTTCAGCAACACCTCGGGCAACGTACACGCTGACGACAAACCCGACGAGCAGCTACATTGCTGGCACGGACACCGACCAAGGCCACGCGTTACTTTGGCGACAAGAGGTGTGGCGACGATATTGTTTATCATCGGAACGGTCTGCGTTATCAGCGGCAACGTGAGTTAAGCCATGAGCGCATTATGAGTCTGCTGCTCGGCCAAGTAGTGTCAGCGCAGCGGCATCACACCGAATACAAAATCTTCACCGCATCTCGGGTAACTGGACTGCCGCCCACGGGCGTGACGCGAGGTGGAATACCTTGTCGTCGCGGGTGGTGGCGGGTGGTGGTAATACGCATAGGCGGCGGAGGCGGCGCTGGTGGTTTCCGCACAGGCACGGGCTTTAGCGTCACAGCAGGAACCGATTACGCAATAACCGTTGGAGCAGGTGGCGCAACGTCTGCGGATGACAGTCAACAAACGCTGGCGGCGCAGGATAGCGACTCTGTATTTAGCACCATCACCTCAACGGGTGGTGGCGGTGGTGGCGTGTGGCACAGGAGTGCAGAATCTGCCCCAAGCGGCGGCTCTGGTGGTGGCGGTGCGGGCGCGGCTTCGCAAGCCGGGGCGCAGGAAACACCCCAAGCGCCAGTCCATCGCAAGGAAATACATGGAGGCACCGGAAGCAGGTCTACGCCAAATTACGGTGGTGGCGGGTGGCGGCGGCGCATCGGCTGACTGGCGGCTAACGGTTCAGGTACAACCGGCGGCAGCGGCGGCAGCAGGCACCGCATCAAGCATTAGCGGCGGCTCTGTCACTTACGCTGGTGGTGGCGGTGGCGGCACTTACGCTGGCGGCACGGCTGGTTCTGGCGGCACAGGCGGTGGCGGCACGGGTCAAGTCTCGTCAACCGCAGCAACGTCTGGAACCGCTAATACGCGGTGGCGGCGGCGGTGGTGGCGCACAGGCTCCTATAGGCGCGAGGCGGCGCCGGCGGCTCCGGCATCGTCATCCTCCAAGTACAGCGGTACCCGTGCGGTCTGTCGTAGCCACGTTCGACCGCATGAGCGGCACATGGACTGCCCCGAGCGGTGTCACCGAGGTTGAGTACCTTGTGGTGGCGGGTGGTGGTGAGGGTGGTGGATACGGCGGTGGTGGTGGCGCAGGTGGATTCCGTACTGGAACTGGGTTGTCTGCAACCGCCGGAACCGATTACACGATCACAGTTGGTGGTGGTGGTGGTGGCGGTACAGGATCACTGCAGGTAACGCGATCAAATGGTAGCAACTCTGTATTTAGCACCATCACTTCCGCAGGCGGCGGTGGCGGCGGTAAAGGTAATGCGTCCAACAAATGGGCTGGACGGAGGCTCTGGCGGCGGCGGTGGATATGGGCCTAATACAACCGGCACGCACTTCTGGGAACAGGTAACACACCATCTGTAAGTCCATCACAGGGAAATAACGGTG